GTGAGTGAAATACTAAAGGATATATTGACGATATGCAGCGAACAAAACGGTATTAAGTATCGTTTCGAAATGCGTGGCGATACGTTGGTAGTGTTCCATTGGAAAGACATTAAAGTCGACGTAAAAACCGAATGGATAAGTAATCCGAATCGTAAAGCGTCGTTATCCGGCATGAAAAACCGCATTGAAATAGTATCGGGCGATGAAAAAACAGTGAAAGTTTTAGCGAAAACAGAAGACGGTGCAAGCATCTCGAAATACGGTTTACTTACACAATCCCAAACGATTGATGATAAGGAAGTTAGTAAGGCAAAAGCAGTAGCAAACAACCTTTTGAAAGAGTTGAACAGACTGAAAGAAGAAGGTAGCGTCTCCTTAATCGGTGACCACAGAGCAAGAGCCGGACGTTTGGTTACTATTAACGAACCTATTACGGGTTTGTCGGGTGACTTCTTAATCAAATCAGCGCAACACACGTATAACAACGGTATACACCTTATGTCACTTAATTTGGAGGTGTCAACGTGAACGAAGCTATAATTAGTATTGCTAAACAGTTTCAGAATGCTAAAAATGGTGGGAAACAATTCGAAGGTTTTTTAATCGGTGATGTCGTTGCAGAGTTGCCGGACATTAAAATTCAAATTGATCCGGCTATCATTTTAGATAAAACAAATTTGATTTTCGCGGCTCATGTATTACCTGATTACGTTAGGGATTATGAACTATACGACATTACAGATATTAATCTCGTAAATCGTAGGTCTGACGGAAAAATTAAATGGACAGATAAACTAAAAAGTGGCGACAAGCTCATTCTAGTTCCATCTTCCAATGATAATATGTATATCGTTATCGACAAGGCGGTGACTTTGTAATGTTCCCAGATGACGTAGAACAATTTCTTGTAACTGAAGAAAACGAAACAAACAATACAACGCCGGTATATAACGGGCGTTCTTTTTTATATGACTTCAAAAAAGGCGACTTTATTTATAAAAACGGCGCTCCTGTTGAAGTGACGGGGTTAAAAGCGTTAGAAGTTTGGATTGAGAAAGTTATTCGTACTGAAAGATTCCGTTTCAACGTTCATAAAGGCGTTAACTATGGCGTGACGATTGAGGATTTAATAGGGAGTTTGCTTCCTAGAGGTTATATCGAATCAGAAATGACACGCGAATTGACGGAATCAATCTTAGAAAATCCACTCGTTGACGATTTAACGAATTGGAATTTCGAGGTCGAAGGTAGTCTATGGACTATTTCGTTTACTGTTCAAACGGTTGAAGGCGCGTTCGAAATGGAGGTGAGCGCATAATGTCAGTTGAAACAATCCATCAAAAGATTTTAAATAACACGAATGACAATTTCGATAAATCATTAGGATCATGGACGTATGACATCGAAAAAGCAGTAGCGATTGAACTAAACGAACATGTGGTATTAACCGATGATATTATTGACAAAATCAATATTGAAAACTTAACAGGCGATGAATTAACACGGTTTATTTTCCAAAGAACCGGTGTAATGCGTGTGGCAGCTACGAAAGCAAGCGGTACGGTACTTATTACAGCTACTAATGCAACGGTCGTAAATGTCGGTGATTTATTCGCAGCGGATGATGTTTTCTATGAAGCTACAGAAACGACTACTATAACAGCACCGGGACAGTATCGAATCAACGTTCAAGCTGTTGAATTTGGTAGTGGTGGCAATGTTCCTGTTGGAGCAATTAATGCATTCCCAACTACACTTGTAAACGTCGCAACGGTAACAAACGAGGTAGCATTCGAAAATGGTTTTCCTGAGGAAACAGACGCATCACTAAGACAACGCTATTACGATAAATTACAACGCCCTGGTAAAGCGGGCAATAAGTATCATTATCGCGAATGGGCGCAAAATGTTCCGGGTGTCGGTAAAGTTAAAGTTTTCCCTCGTTGGGATGGCCCATTGACTGTAAAAGTAGCGGTATTGGACGTTGACAACGAATTAGCATCGACACAATTAATTACGAATGTATTTGATTACATCGAGACAGAACGACCATTCGGTGCTGACGTGACAGTAGTAACGGGCGAAGCGTTAGAAATAGATGTTTCGGCAACGTTCACATTTAAAGACGGTTACGCATTCGCACAAGTTGAAACGCTCATTAAAAATAGATTAACAACTTATTTTAAATCAATCGCATTTGAAGAAGGTTTAACGTATATTTCACAGGCGCAAATTGGACGCGAGTTATTAAGTGTAGAGGGCATAGAAGACTATGCAAACCTCACTCTTAACGGTTCAACGGGCAATATCCCTATCAGTGAAATTCAAGTACCAACAATTCGGAACGTGGTGAATGTATGAGTATAACGCATACGCGAATGATTAAACACTTACCGAAATACGAACGTACGAATACGTTGATCGTCGAAATACTACGAGCCATCGCTATTGAATTAGACCAATTAACGGTTGATACCGAACAAAACTATTCGGAATTGTTTATTGATACGGCTATACGAGCGCTATCGATTCACGAACGCGATTTAGGTATACAAAATACCGTATTGACCGATAAACAACGTAGAGAGCTTATCATGGCGCATTATCGTGCGACTTTAGAACAAACAACGGATGAAACGATTAAAAATGTAGCTGCAGCGTTTTCTAATGGTGAAGTTGAAATTAATCCAACAGATGTGGACGGCATGTTTGAAATAAAATTCACTGGTTTAGTAGGCATACCCGATAATATGCAAGGATTAATGAATACGTTAGATGTTATTTTACCGGCTCATTTAGGCGTTATTTACACGTATGTCTTCAATATTTGGAATGACATCTCCCGCAAAACGTGGAGTGAATTAGAAGTGTATACGTGGGATGAATTATTGACGGAGGATGTGAGTTAATGCAAAATACAACGAATTATAATTTAAATAAGCCGGAAGGAACCGACTTTGTTAAAGTTGAATTTTTAAATGAAAATGCCGATATTATCGACGACAAGTTGAAGGAATTAGAAGACGGCTTAAATAACATTGATTTTTCGAGTATAACACAACAAATCGCAACGCATACGAACAACCAACAAATACACGTTACACAAGTTAAGCAAGACTCATGGACAGCGACGACGCAGACGGTTGGGACGAATAAATCTAATTGGGATAACGGGTATAACACTTATTTAAGATTCCAAGAATACGGACAAGTTATAACCAATTGGAATAATGCAATTAAAAACGGCTTTTATATGGCACAAGGAGCGTCAAACGCGCCAGATAGTTCTTGGTTTATGGGGACAGCTATAGTGCATGCAGACAATTTTATAGTGCAAAAAGTAATGGCTTTCACCGAACCGAACGAGACTATGAGGGAATTTGAACGCTCTAAAGTTAATGGTGTATGGGGAGCATGGATTGAAACATCACCACGTAAACTTTTTCAATCTGTAAGTAATGGTAAAGCAGCCATAGCGAACGCCATTACCCAAAAAGGTGTTGCAACAAGCGCGACAGCAGAGTTCGCTACAATGGCTGCAAATATATCGAATATCTCTCAAAGACCGAAAACTGCAAGCGGCACAACGACATCGACCGCAAACGGCGCAGTACAAATAAACGGTTTGGGATTCACCCCGACATACGTTAGATTAATTACTACACACGCGGGTGGTGTGGCAACTTATCATTTTTACTATCCGTTATTCGGCACACCTACTACTAATAGTAATGGCTTCACAGTTTACCCTGTTTATGGAAGTGGTGACTCGATTACCACAGATCAAACGTTGAGCGGTATGTATCAAGGCGGATTTCATTTACCCTCAGGGGTAACTAATGCGAGTTCCGTCCAATGGCTAGCATCCGACGGTATTCTTTTTTAATTAAAGGAGGTGTTAAACATGACGACAATTAATGTCGGGAAGCGGATTTACTACGATAAAATAACGGGCGAAGTAATTCTAAACACGGGCGATAAGCAAGGCGTAGTTATTCCTATGACAGTAGAGCAAGAAATAGCGTCTTATAATGCCTTGTCCGAACGTAACAGAGAAACATTCGATGTACTTGAATTAGAGTACAAACAATATGCGCAAGATTTTTCAGAAGCAAACGGTTATCGAGTTAATCCCGATACAAAGCAAATCGAGTTTAGTTATCCCGATCCGAATGAAGTAGAACCGAGTGAACCAATTTACCAGGAGCCGTTAAGTGTTGAAGTAAAACTCTTAAAAGCTAAGAACCAAGTATTATCGGAACAAGTTGATTTTCATGAAGAATTGATTATTGAGTTAGCAATGCAGATTTATGAGTAAATTTTTGTCGGAATTACTTTTAAAAATACTATTAAAATTGAATGGAGATGTTGAGATGATGGCTTTATTATTTGCGCAACGTGTGATTTTGGAAAAAACGAAATTTGAGGATGTACCGAACTCTTTAAAACATCAAGTATATCAACACTTATTAGATAGCGGTGTAGAATTTTTAGCGGGTGATTACGAGCCGCCTGTAGCGCCTTAATACAAACAAAAACAACCTTCCACGAAATGTGGAGGGTTTTCTATTATATGAATCAACGCTCAAACGAATTGAAAAACGGGTTAACGCATGGTTGTCCGTCTCGATTCGTTTCAGAGCGTTTTAATTATTCGAAAAGGTGGTGTCAAATGGAAAGGTATATAGCAATGGTTGTAGGTATGGTCGGCGCGTCAATTAGCTTTTTAGTAGACGGGTTGGGGGAAGCGGTGGTAGTTTTACTTTTTATGATGGCACTAGATTATATTAGCGGTTTAATGAGCGCCATCTATGCACGTAAATTAAATAGTCGCATTGGGTTTAATGGGTTAATTCGTAAGTCTTACTATCTATTATTGTTAGGTTCGGTTTATTTAATGGGTACTGTTGTAGATGGTATTAGTTACGCGGGTGATGGGTTAGCAATAGCGTTAATAGTCATGGAATTTGTTTCGATAGTTGAAAACGGGACTAAATTAAATCTTCCAATTCCCGAACCTGTTAAAAGAGTTCTATTAATCGTTAAAGGCAAGATTGAAAAGGAGACAATAAACGGGGGCGGTAAGTAATGGCAAACGTATATAGGTCAAGGTTAGACATTAAATCTATACAACCAAGTTTTAAACCAACATTCGTACAATACGATCACGCGAAATTAGAGATTGAATTAATAGACGGCGGCAAACCGTATGACTTATCAAATGCAACGCGTGTAGAGTTTACGCATGTCAGAAGTGATAACCTAGTAATAATACAACCTGGCGAAATTGTAAATTCAAACGGTAATTACCTTGTAACTTATGACTATCAAGGAAATGAAATGGATTTACTAGGTACGGTGTTGACTAGTTTTGCAGTGTTTAACGAGAATGAGAGAAAAGTATCTTCTCCTATTTTCGAAGTAGCAATAGTGAAGGATTTGCGCAACGACGTATTCAGTCCGGCAGAACCAACAGCAGGATTTTTACAATCGTTAATCGACGATGTCGAAAACATCAAACAAAGTGGCGGCATTGTTGGTCCTCAAGGGATACCAGGCGAACGCGGAAAAGATGGGTATACACCCGTTAAAGGTGTTGACTATTTCGACGGTTTAAATGGTAAGGATGGACGAGACGGTAAAGATGGTTACACGCCAATTAAAGGCATTGATTACTTCGACGGAGCTAACGGCAAAGACGGCGTTAATGGTAAAGATGGAAAAGACGGTTACACCCCGATAAAGGGTGTTGACTATTTCGATGGAACTAATGGCAAAGATGGTTTGAATGGAAAAGACGGAAAGTCTTTTGTATTCGATGATTTTACACCCGAACAATTGGCGTCGTTAAAGGGCGAACCAGGCAGAGCCGGTACAGATGCAAACGTGACAAGCGCGAACATTACGAGCGCATTAGGGTATACACCGTTAAAAAATTCGGATGTTACATGGGCTAACGTAATAAACAAGCCGACTACTTTCGAACCGTCTACTCATACACACAGTTATAACGATTTAACGAACAAACCAACTATACCAACGTTAAATAATACCGTGACAAGTACATCGACGACACAAGCTGCTACAGCTAACGCGGTAAAACAGGCATATGACAGAGCAGAACAGGCTTTTACGCAAGCCAATAACGGCAAAAATTTAATCGCTAGCGCTGTTGTTGGCAAAGGTGGTACGGCATCAAGTGGCGATACATTTTCACAATTAGCGGCGGCAATAACTAACATTCCAACAGGCGGTAAAAAGTGGGGTAGCGGGGTATTCACCAACACATCGACTCTAAATGTATCGGGGTTAGAGTTTGAACCGTCGTTTTTAATAGTTAGGGGTAAATATATGAGTTCTGACACTTACATTTTAAGCACATATATAAACACTTTACTTGGCACAAACACAACTAACATTATAAACAGTTACAGCTTTACAGCTTCGGCTTCTTCGGTTGCCGTTAAAATTAGCGAGATAATTATAAACAGCGATGGATTCGAACTAGGTATTTCAAACATTGAGAATTACGAGGGTATTTGGTTTGCTTTCGAATAAAAAACACATCTTGGAATCGGCACAAATCAAAAAGGAGGTAATAAAATGATTACAATTTCACCAGGTCATTGGACAATTGGGACAGGCGCGAGAGATTTAATCGACGAAGTAACGGAAGCGCGAAAAGTAGCTAAACGTGTGACTGAAATATTGCGTAAGGCGGGTATTCAAACGAATTATGTAGAGGATAACGTATCTAAAAACCAAGGGCAAAACTTAACTTACCTTGTAACGCAACATAACAAGACAACGCGTCAATTAGATGTGAGTGTGCATTTTAATGCTTCGAGTGGTCGACAAATTCGAGGGATTGGAACGGAGGTTCTATATTACGATGCAAAAGAATTAGCTGCAAAGGTAAGTAAAGCTATTTCATTCGCGAGTGGTTTAATTGATCGTGGTGCTAAACAACGTAAAGAATTATCATTCCTTGCAAAAACAAATAAGCCTGCTGTTTTAATTGAAGTTTGCTTTGTGAATAGCACCGTCGATACTGCTATTTATAATAGAGACTTCGATAAAATCTGTCAAGCTATCGCAAAGGAATTAGCGTTAGCGGTCGGAAAAACGCTTAGCACGTCAAATAATACAAGCGGTAAATTTGAATTAGTCGAAGATGAAAATTCAAAAGTTTGGCGCATTCAATCGGGCACATTCAAATCAAAAGAAGCCGCTATTAAAGCATTTGAAAAGAGTGGACTACCATATGCTACGATTAAAGGATCAATTAAATAAAAGGAAAAGCCCTCCATTTTAGCGGAGGGCTTTTTTATGCGTTAATCTTTAAATCCAAAATCATTACAGAGACGTCTTTAGCTATCGATACGGGCACATTTTCAACTTTAATCAACGCACCAGACGTTGTAATAACGATGTCTGCATACAATCCCTTCGAATTACATTCTGCACTGCTAATGTTGTTGAACGGTATCACCTTTTCATTGTTTGAAAAAACGCCATTAATCTCATTAAAGTACACTTGTTTTTCGAATACATACAATTGTTGTTTCCCGTCCTTGCTAAACGCCACGCCCTTTAATTCATCACCGGATTTTGATACTATAAATTCGATTTGCTTTCTCCAAATTTTCCCCTTAAACATCGGAGCCATTTTAATAGTTGCTTCAATCGTATTCATTTAACCCATCCCTTTTAATTAAATTTTTTCCCCATCTTTTAAAACAAAATTAATTTCTAACTCACAATCTAAAGCAGCCGCAATTTTCACCAAGTCTTCAATACTGTATGAGTTATTCGTCATTTTATATGAGATAGCGGGTTGCGTGATTCCCACCTTTTCCGCTAATGCTGTAGCTGTGATGTTCTTTTCGAGTAATAAGTGTTTTACTTTCTTTGCGATGTCCACCGTTTCACCTTCTTTCGTAATTCAGTATAACACACAAGTTAATGAAATATAAACATTTTTTATTGTAAATAATTAAAATGTATTATATTATAAGGTTAACAAATATTGGAGGCGATTTTATGGCGGAAAAAGATTACATTAAAGCGTGGTTAAAATTATTGAGTGAAAAGGTGAAAACGACACAATAAAAACGTGCACACTTTAATGCCCATTTGAATACTATATAGGTATAGGAGCGAGTAGTTGGAAATCGTTTGTGTGACAGCAAAGTAAAGCGATTTTTGACTACTCTTTTTGTGCAACTCTTACAGTAGTAAGAGAACCGTGGCGGAATCGGCTTCGAAAGGATGGGGAAATGCTGTTCGAAATTATAACGACAGGTTTAATGGGTGGAATTGCTTTAAAAGCGTACACAAAGAAAAGAGGGCTAGCAACAAACGACAGCGGAAAAATACAACGCATCATGTCATTAAGTGGATTAAATGTGAAGGATGGAAAAGATACGTTATCAACGCAACTTGTAAGAAAGAAACGTCATGAGTGGGGATGGGAATACAAGTATAGGATTCCGCTTGGTAGATCGTTTCATGATTATCAAGCAAGGCAACAAACTTTAGAGGATGGATTAAACAACCGCCGTAAACTGATTGCATTTAATGATTTACGTGAGTTGGAGCTAAATAAAGAGGTTTTTAAACAAATCCAGGAACTATGGAAAAAGAAATTGACGGAACGAAAAGAAATTGAATTATCCTACGACGGCTTACTAATTATACGCGTCTATGAGAAACCTTTAGCTAAAGAGGTATCATTTATATCAGGCGAAAAGTGGCGCGTTCCTGTGGGTGTTACAAGGGCTTTAAACGAGTTTAAATATCACAGCTTCGAACAGATACCACATTTGGTTTTAGGTGGCGCTACACGTTACGGAAAAAGTAATTTTATTAATTCAACTATATGTAGCTTGATTCAATCGAAACCGGACGACGTTCATTTTTACATGATTGATTTAAAAGGTGGAGTTGAACTATGCGATTACGAAAACATCAAACAAACTATATCTATAGCATATGAGCCGGAAGAAGCGTTAAAAACTCTGCAAATGGCATATGAAAAAATGCGCGAAATACAATCCAAGTTAAAATGGATGGGCAAGAAAAACGTACAGCAAGCTATGATGTCGAAACGATATTTTGTAGTCATCGATGAAGTAGGCGAATTAAATGCATCCGAAGCCGTTACGCGTAGTGAGAAAATACTAAAACAAGAGTGCCAAACGATTATGAGCCAAATCGCACGTTTAGGAGCCGGTCTTGGTTTTAGGTTAGTAGTTGCTACTCAATACCCTGTAGGTGATGTTATCCCACGCCAGGTAAAGCAAAACGCCGATGCAAAACTATGTTTCCGAGTTCAATCGGCGGTGGCTTCGCGCGTTGTATTAGATGCAGAAGGGGCAGAAACATTACCGATGGTAAAAGGTCGTGCTATTTATCAAACAGCCGACAAACGCGAAATACTTCAAACACCTCTTATTACATCGGAAATTATCCGAGAAACAATAAAACCTCATATCATTGAGAAAGGGGATCGCGTTGAAAAGACAGTTATCGAACCGAGAAGAACAGATATTATTACTATTGAAGAGGTTTGACTTTCTCACGCGTGACCAATTATCTCAATACTTCAAATTAGGCAAAAAGCGAAATGCTAATAGAGTGCTGCATGAATTATCCCCTTACTTATCCACAATACGAGACGGACACCAAACAATTTATTATTTAAATAAAGATGGACGTGAATACGTTGATTGTAACAAAATTAGGCGCAAAACAAACCAGGTGCAACATACGGTTATGCGGAATGAATTTTGGGTGTTTTATAAATGCCCTGGAGATTGGAAAAACGAAGTTAAAATTTCGGATGGTGAAACAACAGTTATATCGGATGCGATGTTTTCGCGAAATGGATTCAAACACTTTTTAG